GAAGATTTACGCAGCGATCGACAAGGTGTTTGGTCGGCCAACGGTAATTTGTGGTCAAAACGCGTTCGAACAAGCAGAAATGCTTCGCTCGGCGTGGGATGAGCTCGATGATCCGATAGCCGTATCCTACGACCTTAGCCGTATGGACCAACACGTACACAGCGAGGCATTGAAACATGAACATTCATACTATCGGTTCATATATCGCCACGACAATGAGTCAGAATGCCTCGATTGGTGTCTCAACCGAACCGTCAGGAACGATGGGCGCGCATACGTCATGGACGTTAGCGGCACAATTCACAAGGTGAAATACCGGAAGAAAGGTTCGCGAATGAGCGGGGACATGAACACATCATGTGGGAACAAAACCTTGATGTGTGGCATGCTCTACTCATACTTCGCAACCCATCTCGGTCTCACGCCACGTGTTGACTTTAATGTTGTCGACAATGGAGATGATTGTGTCGTCATTCTTACCAGACGTGCATATATGCGCATGCTCATGCTGACAGAGCAGGAAGCAGTGATCGAACGACTGGTCATCATTGACCCTGCCAACTGGCAACACGTTCACATTGCGGAACGTCAAGTTTTCCAGCCAGCCCGGTGCTTAACCGCACCGGATTGGTTCCTCAAGATGGGCTTTACGCTCAAAGTTGAGGGCACCGTCACACAATTTGAGAAAATCGAGTTCTGTCAAACACAGCCATGTTTCATTGATGGCCGTTGGATGATGGTACGCGCCCCAAAGTGTTTGTCGAAAGACACACTTTGTCTCAAGACGATTGACTACGCGGAAAAATGGCTGTCACAAGTCCGCACTGGCGGGCTTGCATGCTACGGTTCTGTTCCGGTTCTCAGTGCCTTTTACTCAACGTTGCCATTGACAAGGGAAACGTTCAATCGTGAGGCACTCTACGGCACCGGCCTGTATTACCTCTGCCGTGACATGAATTCACAACACACTGTCACGGATGCCAACCGTGTTGCATACTATGACACCTTTGGCATTACTCCTAGGGAGCAGGAGTTAATTGAGGCTCAGTACAGGTCACTTACCTACATCAGATCGCCCGACCGCAATACCCCTGGTCTAGTTATGCCGCTCCCGATATAATCAACCCAGGGACCTACACTCTTTATCAAGTAGGATTGCAACACACTCACGTCTTCATTCCGTTTCAACAATGCCGAAGAAAGGAAATGACAAGAACAACAACAACAACAACACGACAGGCAGTCCAGCTAATAAGCAGGTTGCGAGCCTGTCTCAGAAGCTCGATCGCGTGCTTTCTCGTATTCCTAAAGGCACTTTCTCCGCAATGGGAGGTGCC